AGTATGGAATACCTCCATCTGGCTGCAGTCCGACTCCATTCCGGGCGATACGGTCCCGCTGCCCTTCACCTTTTCCGATCAGTCGGGCGTGCCGCTCTCGACGCTCATTACGAGCGATTACATCACCGTGGCTGGGATCACGGCGGCGAGTCCGATCTCGGTCGTGGGCGGCTCCTACGAGGTCCTGGGCGGCGGTGGCTTCCAGATTGATCCCTCGACGGTCGTCAACGGCGACATGGTTCGCGTTCGTCATACGAGCAGTGCGTCATACCTCGGCGTGGTGAACACCACCCTGACCATTGGCGGTGTCTCGGACACGTTCAGCAGCGAGACCGTCGACATTACGGTCACGCCCTCCCTGCCCAGCGCCACGCCGCGTAGCCGCACCTTCAGGATCTGGATGTGAACTACTGCACGGGTTACGACTACTGCGCTGGGTATCCTTACGTAGGCAGAGACCGCTCGGTCCATGCTGAAATGGACCCTGACGCGATCTTGGATTGGCGCTTTGAGTGGATGATGGGCAATGACACGCTGCTCACCAGTGAATTTACGGTCGAGGGGGCCTCTGAGGTGGAGTCGAGCTTCGATGCCAGCTCGGCCACTATCGTGATCCAGGGCGGTAGCGCAGGTCGGATTGTGACGATCAGGAATCGCGTCACGACGCAGCAGGGGCGACGAGGGGATGCAACTCGCCGCATCAGAATTCGCGAGTTTTAACGGAGTAAAGCCAGTGAATGAAGCCTTTTTGCCGATGACGGCCACGCAGACCATTTCTGCCTCTACGACCTCGGCTCGCGTGCTGGTGGACAACACCGGTGCCAACGGTGACCACCTGATGGTGCTCAACGAATCGAGTGCGATCGCTTACGTGAAGGGTGGCGATTCCAGCGTCACGGCCACGATTGCTGACTACCCGGTCGCACCCGGCAAAGAGATCATCCGGCTGCCGAACCAGACCACGCATGTCGCGGCGATCCTCAAGGCCGGCACGGGCAGCGTCTATGTCTGCAAGGGCCAGGGGATCTGACCATGATCAAGGCGTACCTTGCGACGGATCTCTCGGGGTTTACGGCGCAGATCAGCTCGCTGGAAAGTCAGCTTGCGGCGAAGGCGGACACCAGTGCGGTGTCCATGGCGTTGGCCAGTAAGGCCGATGCGTCGGCACTCGCCGCCAAAGCGGATGCGTCCGCCGTCAGCACCGCACTGTCATCGAAGGCGGACGCGGCCAGCATGACCAGCGCACTGGCATCCAAGGCCGATGCCTCAGCGATGACGACGGCGCTTGCCGCTAAGGCGAACACCAGCAGCGTTCCGACCGCGGCCACGAATCCGCCGCCTGGCGTTACCCCTGTCGGGGCATTGGGCGATGTGACAACGCGGTTTGCCCTGGAAAACCACACGCACCGCTCCAGCGTGCAGGCCGCGCGCCTGCAGGTGGCGGGCGGCGTGGGTCGTTTCACGTGGACCTTCCCGACGCCGTATGACGTCGGCATGGTGCCGGTGTGCACGGCCACGGTTCAGACGGCCACCAATGAAACGCAGCCTTACGTGGTCAACATGCTGGGGCAGCCGACAAACACCTCGGTGACCTTCGTGGTATTCAAGGCCACCACGCAGACCTTGGGCGGCACGCTGCTCGCGATCGCAGGCGCTGTCATCAACTTGTTTGGCTTCGCCGCCAATGACACGATCGTGAACGTTATCGCCCGACTACCGTCGAACAACCCATGAAACGTCCTGCGATCAATCACGCTCTGGTCGAAATGATTAAGGAGCGCATCGAGATCAATGAGCAGACACGCCGGTGGGGCGAGATCATGGACCTCGCGCACCGTGCTGCCAGGGGCGAGCAGCTCATGTCAGAGGCGCAGGCGGACGCGGCCAAGATATTCATGGTCGGCTTCAAAACGGTCATCGGTCGCTTCGTGCCCGAGCTGAAGGCGATCGAGCATTCAGGTGAGGTAACCACCCGGAGAGTGGATGAGCTTAGCGACGAGCAGCTTGCTGATATCGCCACAGGAAGCAGCGTCCGAGCTGCTCCGGCGCCGCAAAGCACGCACTAGCTTTGGCGACTACATCGCTTATCTGGATATAGGACTTGAGCCGGCGCGTCATCACCGGCTACTCATTGAAGAGTTACAAGCGGTCGAGCGCGGTGAGATTCAGCGCCTCATGGTGTTGATGCCGCCAGGCTCCGCCAAAAGCACGTACAGCAGCGTTCTGTTCCCGCCCTACGCGATGGGCCGGCAGAAGCGCGCCGTGCTGGGCGTTTCCAATACGCAGACGCTGGCCGAGTTGTTCAGCCGCCGAGCACGCAATTTGGTCGCTTCCAAAGAGCACGCTCGCGTCTTTGGTAACTCCCTCTCGGCGGACGTGAGTGCAGCCGGCTCATGGGAAGCGACCAATGGCAGCGAATACTTCGCGGCCGGCGTCGGCGGCACCATCACGGGCCGTCGAGCAGATCTCGGCTTGATCGATGACCCAGTGAAGTCGCGTGAAGAGGCGGACAGCGAGAACACGCGTAACAAACATTGGGAATGGTATGTCAACGACTTCGAGACGCGCCTGAAGCCCAACTCGCGGCAGATCGTGATCCAGACCCGATGGCACGAGGATGACCTCGCCGGGCGCATCCTGCAGCGTGAGGCGGCGAAATGGCGGGTGATCAAACTGCCCATGGAAGCTGGCGCGAACGATCCGCTGGGCCGCAAGCCAGGTGAACGCCTGTGGGCCGACTGGTTCACGGAGGACATGATCGCCACGGCGAAGCTCGATCGCCGCAAATGGTCGGCGCTCTATCAGCAGGAGCCAGCGCCCGACGAAGGCACGTTCTTCAAGCGCGAGTGGTTCGAGCTGTTCGACCCGAAGGGCATCAAGGGTCACGCCTATACCACCGGTGACTTTGCAGTGACGGAAGGCGATGGCGACTACACGGAAGTCGCTACTCACAAATATTTGAACGACACGCTGTATCTCGCGTGCGATGGCTGGCGCGGACAGACCTCCGCCGATGTTTGGTTCGAGCGCCTCATCGATCAGTTCGCTGAGCACAAGCCGCTTTGTTTCTTTGGCGAGACCGGTCCCATTCGACGGAGCATCGAGCCATTTCTCACCAAGCGTATGCGTGATCGACGAGCGTTCTGCCGCCTGGAGTGGCTCCCTCGCGGGCACGACAAAGCCACCATGGCGAGACCGCTGCAGGCCATGGCTGCCAGCAAGCGCGTGAAAATTGCTGATACTCCATACGGACATCAACTGTTGAATCAACTGCTCCAATTTCCGGCCGGCAAGCTGGATGACGGCGTAGACATGGCCGCGCTCATGGGCCTGGCCATCGATCAGTCGCACCCGGCGATCATGCGACCCACGGTGACCGGCGCGAGACGTGACTCCTGGGACGAGGAAAGGGTAGAGAGTTCGTGGAAGACAGCGTAAGCGACAAGAAAGAAGACGGTCGGTTGCTGTCGCGCCGGAAGCAGGTCACCGAAGCGCTCGACAACACGCGCACTGAGCGCGAGCACGCGTGCCTTCACCGCGATTACTTTGATGACATCCAGTGGACGGCCGCCGAGGTGGCGACGCTTCAAGCCCGCGGCCAGCCGATCATCACGGACAACAAGATCAAAGATAAGGTCGAGTACATGGAGGGCATCGAGCGCAAGACGCGTTCAGATCCCAAAGCCTATCCGCGTACGCCGAAGCACGGTGAGGATGCAGATGTAGCGACCGACGCGATTCGGTACGTGTTCGACGCCAACCGATTTCCGATGATCAAGTCGGCAGTGTTTCAGAACCTGCTCATCGAAGGCTTGGGTGCCATCGAGGTGATCCCCGATAAAGATGATTCGAAGAAAATAATCTTACGCAAGGTTCGCTGGGATCGTTTCTATCGCGATCCCTACAGCATGGAGCCCGACTGCTCGGATGCAAGATACCTCGGCATCATCACCTGGATGGATCAGGATTCGGCCCTTGAGCGCTGGGAGAGCAAGAAGAACGTCATAGAGATCACCGCCAATTCCGAGGCGTCGAAATCTAACGATGACACATCAGACGATGCGCCACGCTGGATCGACTCCCGGCGCAAGCGCGTGCAGGTGTTCGAACATTACGAGCGCCGCAAGGGGAGTATCTATCGTTCCGTGTTCGTGTGGGGCGGCGAACTCGAAGAGGAAAAGGAATGTCCTTACGAAGATGAGGACGGCAAGCGTGAGTGGCCGATTGTTGTAGCCTCTGCCTACGTCTCTCGTGACGGTCAGCGCTATGGTCTCGTGAAGCGATATGTTTCGTTGCAGGACGAAGTAAACAAACGTCGCAGCAAGTCACTTCACTTGCTCAACAGCAAATTACTCATCGCAGAGAAGGGTGCCTTCCAGGACGGTGAGGACGGTCGCAACGGCATCGACCAGGCGCGGGATCAGATTCACAAGCCCGACGGCGTGCTCGAACCCAATCCGGGATTTAAGGTGGAGGTTCAAAATAACCTCGATCTGTCAGCCGGGCACTTTCAGTTGTTACAACAAGCCGAATTGGCATTGTCGGCGACCGGGCCGAACGCCGCGTTACTTGGCCAGTCCGGCGCGATCTCCGGCCGTGCCAAAGAACTCGATCAGCAGGGCGGATCAGTGCAGATCGGCGTGCTGTTCGATTCGATCCGCGACTGGCAGTTGCGCGTAGCGCGCGCGGTCTGGAATCGCATTCGTCAGTATTGGGATGAGGAGATGATGATCCGCGTCACGGACGACGAGTTCGGCCTGAAGTTTGTCTCGATCAACAAGAGGCTCACCAATGGTGAAGTCGCGGCGAAACAGATGGCTGAGCAGATGCAGGGTCAGCCACCCGAAGCCCTGCAGCAAGCGCTGGCGCAGCTTGCAGCGGATCCATTAGCGCAGGAAATGGCGGTGGATGAGCGCGGCTATCCGGTCATGGAAAACGATGTCGCGAACCTCGATGTGGACATCATCATCGATGAGTCGCCGGATGTGATCACCTTGCAGTCCGAGGAGTTCGAGAAGCTCGCGAATCTCGCCGGCACCGGCCAGGTGCCGATCCCGCCGGATGCGCTCATCGAAGCGTCCAACCTGCGCAGCGCCACGAAGAAACGCATCCTGGAGATTCTCAAGCCTGAGAACGATCCGATGGCGCAACAGCAAGCTAAGTTTGCCGAAATGATGGCGCAGCTCGACGGCATGCTGAAGGAAGCGACGGTGCGCAAGACCGAGGCGGAAGCGACTCTCAAAGAGGCACAGGCCGTGCAGACGCAAGCGGAGACCGCCACCGGCCTGGCCGATTCGATGGAGCCTACAGCGCCTGCGAATTCTCCAGGTTCTGCGCCAGCAGCCGCAGCTCGCGAATCACGTCCTGCGTCGTAAAGCTGTTTCGCAGCGAGTGCTGGATCTCGACCACCTTGCCGGTGCGGGTACGCACCTTGAAGGGCAGCGGGTGACCGCTGTTCGTGGTCGTCGATATCACAAAGCTGATGCCTTGCATCTGAAATTCAGGATTATTCGGCATGTTTGCTCCAAAGGAACGTGCTGGGAATGTTACACCGCCGCCGGGTCATCGGGCGTATGACGGACCGTCATTAAAGGTCGCCGCGCCGCCTGCGTAAGGGCGTTCGTTAATCCAACGCATGGAGATAGATCGATATGGCAACCGCATTTGACAGCGCCTTCTCAGGTGCACCCCTTCCAACGTACGAGGAAAAGCCTGACGACAAAGATGAGGTTGTTGAGACGGACGAGGCAGAGGAAGTAGAGGCGGAAGAAACAATCGATGATGCTTCATCGATCGAGAAACCCGCTGAAACCGCCAAGCCCGACGACTCAAAGACCGCTGAGCCAGACAAGAAAATCACCGAGGTTCCACAGCAGGCACTGCATGCAACGCGTCAAGAGTTGAAAGCAGTCAGGGCTGAGCTGCAGCAACTAAAGCAGCAGCAACCGAAGCCACCGACCTCCGTTCATGAGGATGAAGACAAAGCATTCCACGAACGAATGGAGCCGATGCTTCGGCTGGAGCGACAGCGCTTTCTCGACTTCTCCGTTGAGATCGCAAAGTCGAAGCCCGGCCGTGAGGACTACGATGAAATCTACGAGTTCATGAATGCGGAATGCGAAGCGGATCCCACGCTCGCAGGCCCAATCATCAACTCAAAGAACCCTGGCGAAACCATTTACCAACTCGGAAAGACTCGCAAGGAGCTGGCCGCCGTTGGAAATGATTTGTCGAAGTACCGTGAGCACGTGACTCAGGCAGAGAGACAAAAACTCACTGTTGCTGAAGCACGCATCAAGGCCTTGGAGCTGGAAAACGCAACGCTGAAAAACTCGCAAGCCAAGCGCGATGCCATCCCTCGATCCACGAATGCAGAGCAGTCCGGCGCGACGCGGGCGGAGGAATTCTCCGGGCCCACGCCGCTTAAACAGGTATTTTCTTAAACTTCTGAGGGCTTATGGCTATTACATATACCGCTAGCGCGGCTCGCGTCCAGGCGTGGGATGATAAGTTTTGGACTGAGTGGGTGCGTGAATCTCGTTGGAAACCCTATATGGGGACCAGTGAGAATTCGATCATTCAAGTTAAGGAACGCGGCTCAGGCACGTGGCGCCGCGGCGATCGGTTCACATACAACTTCGTTGGAAACCTCACCAATTCGGGCGTGACCGGCTCGAATATGATGGAAGGTAATGAAGAGGCGCTTGATCAGGGCGCATTCCTCTTGTCCGTAGACAAGATCCGCAACGCGGTGCTCATTCCTGAATTGGAAGAGATCAAGAACGCGATTGACATGCGCGACGCCGCTCGCGAGCAACTGAAAACCTGGATCAGCAAGAAAACTCGTGATCAGTTGACACTCGCTGCGGGTAGCATCAACGGTGTTCCGTTTGCCACGGCTACTGAGTTGCAGCGTGACACTTGGCTGGACTACAACAATGATCGCGTCCTGTTTGGCGCCGCGCTGGCCAACACCGATGCAACGGGCGGGTCTGGCCCACTGGGTTATGACTTTTCCGATTCATTGGCCACGGTCGATAACACTGCTGACAAGTTCACTATTGCGGCCGCTTCGCAAATGAAACGACTGGCGCAGAATGAAGCAGCGGGCATCATGCCTGTGCGCACCAGTGGCGATGAAGAGTGGTATGTGATTTTGGCCAACAAGTACGCCATGCGCGACTTGAAGTCAGATCCGGTGTTTTTGGCGAATAACCGCGAAGCGCGTGAGCGCGGCAAGGAAAACCCCTTGTTTACTGGCGCGGGTTATATCCACGACGGATTGATCATTCGCGAATTCCCTGAGATTCCTTTGACGACCAACGGCACCATTCAGGTGGGGCCGGTATATCTGATGGGCGCACAGGCCATGGCGATGGCGTGGGCTCGCCGCTCTCGTACTGTCGTCAAGACCTTTGACTACGACGACAAATGGGGCGTCGAAATCAGCGAAATTCGCGGCATGGACAAGATCACTCGCGATTACAGCCCCGGCAGCAATCAGAAGAAAGATGCCGGTATGGTCACGGGCTGGTTTGCGGCCGTGAGCGACTAGGTACATATTTAGGAGATATTTGAAATGGCAGATTTATTTGCTGAACGCTACGGCACATTAGCGTCACCGAAAGCAGTCCCTCAGGCTGTTGGCGGTGGCGTGCTGAACGTGCAATGGTCCACATATAACTTCCTCGTCAACCCAACGGCAGCAGATCGTGTTTTCATGCTGAAGCTGCCGGCGCGGTCGACCGTTATTGGTGGTTATTTCTACGGCCCCGATCT